CTTGGCCCGGTGGCACCCACTGGCCCTTGTGGCCCTTCAGGACCGCGCTCGCCGGGGTCACCTTGTGGCCCTGCCGAACCAACCTCTCCTGCTGGGCCAGCCGGACCAACGTCTCCCTTTTCACCTGCTGGGCCGCATGGACCAATTTCGCCTGTTGACCCAACCGGGCCAATTTCACCTCGCTCGCCCTGCGCTCCGCACTCCCCAAGATCACCTCTTGGACCCGGTGGACCGTCGGGACCTTGCGGTCCATCTTTACCATCGTGACCGTCATGGAGTTGCTCCAAGCGAGCCTGCACCATTTCATTCACTGTAGCGCGCAACATAACTACTTCTGCACGCAACTCAGCAATGACGCGCGCAGCTTCCGCTTCAATTGTCCTACGCTCCCGCACCCACTGCGCTTGCTGCTCCTGAAGAATACCAACTAATACTTGCCGCCATGCATCAAGGAGTGGTTCTTCTTGCATTGGATCGAGCAAGGGAAGAGGTGAGGTTTCGGAGCTCTCGCTTAACATCTTCATTGTAATCCTTTTTCGGTGCTGGCTGCGCCGCTGCTGGAGGTGCTCCAGGTGCCGGAGGTGCGGGTTTCCCCGGAGCAGGCGAACCACCAAATGGCTTAGGTGCCGGTGTTGCCGGAATCTTTGCGGCTGCGCTCAGCGGAACAACTTGCTGCTGCACTCTTGGTTCATCACCATATGCAACCTTGTCAAGCCCTTCATGCTCACGTGCTTCATTCGGACTGTAAATACCACCCTGCACACCACGCGCCAATGCATCAATACGTTCCTTGTAAGCACTACGCAGCAGCGCATCAGTATTGAATTCTACATACTCTTCCGGCGTACCCTTAAGGTCAAACAGCAAATCAAATGCGGACTCAATATGACTAAGACAAAACCCCAAGCCGCTGGCAAGCCACATCTGCATCATTACTTCAGTGCTGCTGTGCGGCGCATTACCAAGCCCGAGCACCTGTTGCGGTATGCGGAACGCTAATGCTATGTGCTGCTCCGTGAACTTCAACATTTCAGCAATAGAAGCATCCTTGCCCGGTACTGACCATGGCTGCACCTTCAATCCAGCCGTGAGGATAGGAGTGCCACCAGACTGCAAAAGTTTGGTCTGCTCATTCCATCTATCGCGGAGCGCCTGTACCTGATCCTTGTCCAATACCAAATCAGTAGAGAGCACCGCCGAAGGTCTTGCCTGATTGCGATAAAATCCCATTTGTTGACCAAGAATAGACTCCTGCGTCAAGACATCAGTCATCGCTGCCACCAGCGGGGACTCACCTATCAATGGATATGGCCAGCGTGACCGTGTCGTATGCATGCGGAAATGCAACACGTCGCGCATAGGCACAATGACAGGATCATTGCCCAACCTGTAATTGACAACATGATTACCGCCAAGTCTATAAAACACATCACCAGTCGTAGCAATCTGCGGCCATGACTGAACCGGATTCATTATGTGCAATTCATCAATTTCATAACGATCATTCCGCACAGCCAACGCATAGGCATTGCCATGCAGATACATTTGCCGAACCATGTTCAGCATAAAATCGCTGATAGACATGTAGTCATTCGGCTTACGTAATACGCGACTGAGCGAGCTCGTCGTTACCCGCTCCCTGCCGCCTTTACTGGTCTTACGCCAATGATCACCTTGACAAATTGCAACGGTCTGTGAGTAAGCTGAAATACACGCCTCAACGATAGCAGACTGGGCGGATTGCGGGATAGGCATCCCGCCCATCTGCCACCAGTTCCAATAGCTCCCAACTTCCTCTGGCAGCCATCCGCCCGTGATCGGCAGGTACCACGGTCCAGGCACAGGGTCTCCGTCCGCCTTCTGACGGAAGAGCCCTGCCACCCGGTTCAGTAAAGGAAGCTTCACTTATTCAGCTTGATGAAGAATGCGTAGTAGCTGGGCGTGAAGCCCGAGTTGCATACCCGCCGCTCGCTGGCTTGGATGCTTCTGACGTCTTCACTGGATGACCACCGGTCGTTCCACCGTGCCACACTGGCGCACGAGGGTCCGGACCAGAACCATCATCTTCATGCGTAGGAACATTGATACCAAGCGCCGCTTTGTTGCACTCTTCCTGAGTCGGCGTCGGCCTGCCACTCATGCGCTTGGTGGTCTGCTCATATATATGAGCAGTCAGTTCCTTTGCGGCTTCCAATTGTTCAGTTTGGACAGCCGTCGGTTCAGATGCAGTTGCAGCCATCGGGATTCTCCTTTTGCTGCTACAGGAAAAAAAGAAAGGTGGCCCGTAGGCCACCAGTCATGCGCTGTGGATCTTATCCCCAAGTCATCCCGGTCATGTACTGCACCATACCGGCACGGCGGAGCAGCCAGTTGAGAGGCATGATCATCCGGATACCGATGGTGTCAGTCTGCCAGAGTGAGCGCGTCGGGCTAGCGACTGTGCCGGGGCTGCCACTGGCAATAGCCAATGGAGTAGTGTCTTCCATGTGCAACACGGCTTGATCACTGACGTCAAACCTCGGTGCCACCTCCATGACAGAAGCGAAGTCATGGCAGTCCATCAGGACCATAGTACCTGCCGGAACAATAGTTGACTTGACAATCGGAACTGTCATCAACGTGCCACGGGAGATTTCGTCCTTGTAGGGCGTGTCACCAGTGGTCGTCATAGCCAGTCCAGCGGCAGTGGTCTCAGAAGGATTCATCAACCACACCGGATCACGAATATTGCCCAACGTGGCAACGTTCAGAGCATTGATGAGTTTCTGAATATCACCATTAAGAGCAATCACCGTCGCGGCACCCGCTGTCGTGGGAGTTGTAGCAGAAACTCCATACAGCAAACCGGGTGGTCGCACTGCGGTGGCAGGGTTGGCATCCAACAACACACTGTCCAGAGAGATGGCAGTGTCATGCAGGATAGCTTCGCGGATCAACCCTTCAATCGCTGGCGTACTGTGCTCCGCAATCTCACGCGTGAACGTAGAAATCACCGCAAGCTTTTTCGGAGTAAGTTGCGCCGTGGCGAATGCACCCTGCCGCACGGGGATCGGTGCGCCTTCACCAACGAACGATCCACTGATCTGCGGAGTGCTGAGACGCAGCGGCAAGTTAATAACGCCATTGCGCCCAAGGGTGAACTGCTGCCCGCGTCTAGCAATCTCAGGGAATACGGAGAACGGCAAGAGCGCTTCCATGAAACCTGCCCAGATCTGGGTCACGATTTCCGCAGCCCATGAAGGTTGCGGGATAGTCGCCGGCGATGATGGAGCACGCGTCATGATACCAACCATTTGACGCGTAACTTCGTCCTCACCATAGGTGTCCTTAAGCACATCCATGATCGGCCGCTTGTGACCTTCTGTATGCTGCTTGAGGGTGACCGCCAACGTGCGCCAAATATACTCTACCGGCTCAATCTTCTTGGCCGGAATCGCAAATGGGCGTGCGCTGTGGACAGTCATAGCCGTGCCTTTGCCAACATTGTCCTCATGCTCCACGGTGCTGATTGCACCGAGGCGCGTCTGCGAGTCAATGAGGCTCTGGCGCGTTTTTTCTTCCTGAACAATTTTCGCGTTCAGGTCAGTTCGGACAGTAAGATCAGCATCGCTGACATTTGTATCGTCCGAATTTTTCAGGTGTTCAGTGAGTTGGTCGCGGTAGCCATTCAACCGCTTCTCCGACTCAGCGATCCTGGGAGCTAACAATCCGTCCATAATGGCGGATCTCCTTTGTATGGGAATTGCGGCGGGCTTGCCTGCGGACGTTCCTCCGCCACCGCTGACGTTGTTTTGTCTGCCGGTCTTGGCAAAAACAAGATCAAGCGTGGCGGAGGAAATTTTGAGAGACTTGGCCACTGCCAGCGCATTGGGATTTGCTGGCACGGCAACAAGGCTAGTCTCAACTAATTCCTGTTTGGTGAAGCGCATGCCGCTCCACGGATCCTTTTTGTTGATAGGCGCACTATCAATCGGCCGGAAGCCGACGCTGACGGCTTTAAGTATGCCAGCATCTATCAACCGGCGAATTTCATCAATGCGCGAACTGGTGCCCTTAGGCGCAAGCTCAAGATGGCCGCGCAAGGCACCTTCACCGTTCTTGATATTCTTCCATTTGCCAATTGGAAAATTGGCATTGTGGTTGAACAGCGCTATGGGATTCTTTTTGAAATTATCAAGCTCCCAGCCTTCAACCTCAATGATGTCGCCCATGCGGTCTGGTGTAGCATCACTAAGCACAAATTCCATGCCGTGCACATCTTCACTGTGAGTCTTTACTCGCACGCCTTCATCAAAGCTGTGCAAACCACCGGGCTGACCGGGCACTTGATACTCTTCCCATACGATGCTGCAGCGGTCGTGGATGTAGTCCTCATTGGCGGTCGGGTCCTGCTTCATGCAGTCGGCCACGCAACGGTCCATAAAGTCCTTGAATGGCTCGTCCTTCTGCGGAGTGGGCGTAATTGCAGCCTTGTCCTTGTCACGCCAGATAGACATACACGCAGCTACAGCTTGGTCTTGCTCACGCTTGCCGTCGCCCATCATCTCCGGCACACAGCGCTTCATGAAGTCGGATTGACTTTCACCTTTGTGCGGTGACATCGGCATGATCTACCTCCTAGCATTGAAGGTACGCCAGCCACGTCCCTTCAATATGAGTTACTGGCCAACGTAATTGTTTAAGGGCTGCTGTCACTTCCACAGCCTCGTTGTACATGTCATGCCAAATGATAATGCCACCAGAACGTATCAGTGCACGGGCTAAGTGACTGTCATGCAGCACGGCAAATAAACTATGGTCACCATCTATGAAAACAGCGTCACATGGTTCCAGGTCAAATGGCGTCAGCTTGGTGCTATCTTGCAGCAACAAATAGAAGCGCGGGTCATCCTCCGCATACAAACCGGGATTTGCCGGGACTTCCGTCTGCTGGCCAGTGAGCGTGGTCCTATGACGATAGGGCACGTCTATGCCAATGTAGCGCTCAAGCGTGTGCACCTGCCACAGAATAGCTTTGGCTGTTTCACCTAACTGACAGCCAATCTCAATCATTACCTTGGGAGCCACTCGGCTCACCATGTTGATGACGAGATCAGTTTCATATGGACTTAGGTATAAGCTCAAATGCGCTGGCCCAATTGTCTGGCTTCTGTTGTGGGCACAGTTTGATATGCGGATACCACTGATTGTCGCATTGCCAACGCCAGCACATGACGTACGGCAGCACGGCATAGACGTTGGGGTGCCCAATGGCGCCAGCTACGTGCAGGGCAGCCGTGTCCACGCTGACTATCATGTCCATCGTACTAGCCAGTGCAGCTACATCAGCAAAGCTCTCAAACTTGCTGACCAAAACTCCGTGTTTTTCAGCTGTTTCGCCATCGTGCTCTTGCAAGCTGTAGAGTGCTGCATCAGGCTCATTCAAAAGCTCAATGAACTGCTCTAGCTCGAGGCTGCGCCACATGTTCAAGTCACGGATGCTGGACCATACTATGCCGATCCGTTTCTTACAGTTCATCTTCCACTTGCGCTGCAAGGTGGCTTCCGGTTTCAAATATGGCAGCGGCGGAATAGTTCTGATGGTTTGATTCAGCAGCCACATAAGATCGAAGAATTGACATTGACAATCACGCTCGCTTATTTCATCCACCACCGGAGCAAGTTGACTTAGCAACCGTTGCAAAGGTCCGGGGACCGCTATGGCAACATCAATGCCTCTGGCCTTAAGCTCTTTGATATAGCGTGCCAGCATGATGGTGTCGCCATAGCCAGCCTCATGCACCAGCACCAAACGCTTGCCAGTCAGGGGTTCTCCATTCCAGAACGGCAAGTCCCGGCGCAAGCGCTCGCCCGGCTCCCACTGCGGGAACAACATGAGCTTGGCACGGTACTCCTGGAAACCTTCTTCATAATGACCAAGAGCCAGCAAAGCCAGAGCGCGATTCCAATGAGCGTTGGGACTTTCACCAAGCTGCAATGCTCCATCCAAATAGTTCAAGGCAGTTTCGAACTTGCCCATGCGTATGGCCAGCCGTGCCGTTTCATTCAACAGGCAGTGCTGGTCAAAGTCCTTTACACATTCAAACTGCCATGGATAGTTCATGCGATCAACGCCGCGATGTCTATTTCCTTGGGCTTGACCAAGCAGGCTGCCGCTGCCATGGCCAGCGCAACCAATGCGTCTATCTTCCCTGTGCTTTTGGCCTTGTCAAATTTCCGGCCACCGGCTGGATCACGAATCACAACTGCATTGCTGACACAAAACGTCAAGACAGGATGATTCCCATGCCGTATGCGTTTCTGAATGATCAAGCGCTCAACTGTGTCCACGGCCGGGGTCATGTCCTTAAAGCCCTGACCGAAAGGTGCCATTTCAATCTTGCAGCCGATGTCATCCAAGGCACGCTGCATTTCGGCCATGCGCCAGCGGTCAAAGCTGCAATTGATAACCTTGTTCTGGCTGTGGATTTCCGCCAGTTTCTTGGCCACCACGCGCGGGTCGGTGGTTTCACCGGCTGCGTACATGTGGCCTTCCCTGACCCATTGCTCGTACGGAGCACGCTCGAGGTCACTTTTGGCACGCACGTCACCGGGGATCCAAATGTGCGGCACCACATGGAGCATGCTGTCCGTGTCTTCCCAGACCACGACAAGTGCAGTCAGATCACTGACATGGCCCAAGTCAAGACCACAATAAACCGGGACACCGGGCGGAATGCTTGGTGGCTGGTTGCAGGCTTTCCAGGCGGATTGCTCAACGAACCTAGTTTCCGCCGCGACCCGTTGATTTAGAATCAGATTGCGGAAACTATTTTCCTGCGCAGGCATGCGCTGCGCTTGTATAGCCAGCCGTTTTACGTCTTCCAGGCTGCGGAAGTCATCCAGCGCAGGGTTGGCCTTGCGCCAAGTTTTTTCCTCCCACGGGTCATCATCATCGTCAGCAGCATACAGCGTCATGTGAAAGGCTGCATCCCTGATTTCCCCAGAATGCACCCGCTTGCCGTAGTCAATGAGCATCGACATAGGTGCAAGGTCCGTGGCAGCCTGCGTGCTGATTACCAGCAACAGTGGCTCCCGCCTCGCACCCATGGCGCTGTCCATTGCATCGTAAAGTTCACGGCTGCTGGACTGCCCAAGTTCATCATAGACCACAAAGCTGGGATTCAGCCCCATCTTGGTGGTGACCTCACTGCTCAGCGCATTGTACACGCTGCCGCTCATCATGTCTTCAATTTCTTTCTTGAAGCGGCTTACGTTGCAGCGTGCCTCCAGCCACTTGTGCTGCCGGATCATTGCATACATTTCATTGAAAATCTTGCCAGCCTGGAAGCGGTCATTGGCGCAGCTATAGACTTCACCGCGACTTTCACTTTCAGGGCCGCACAGATGACACAAGGCTAGGGCGGCAGCGAGTTGCGTCTTACCGTTTTTCCGACCCATACTAAGGATAGCAGTCCGGATTTTTCGCTTCGGCTTGTAGTCTTCCTCCTCCGGCATCGGCAGTCCCTGTTTGACCAACCGCTTCCGCCGACGGAGCTCCTTCAAGGTCGGCCGCCCTACCCTGCGTGGATGATAGCCTCCTTTCGTGCCATAGATGGTTTCAATGAAATCGCGTTGCCACTTGCGCAACACCAGCTTTTCGCCGGCCATGGTGCCGCTGGTGATGGTCAGGTCTTCAATGAACTTGATAACCCGCTCACTGCGTGTCAGTTTGACATTGTCCCAAGGGAGCTTGATTTGACCGGCAAGCTCTTGGTCTTCTAATTTCTTGTCCTTGGTCTTGGCGTATCTACCGTGGAGTCCCATTGCTAGCCTTTGTCACCATACCAGTGAATAATTGCACCGCCGGGAATGCCAGCGATACCCGGCGCATTTGCCGTGCCATCAACGCCGCGACCGATGGAGTTGTAGCCGCCGATTCCCACGGCGAGCCCACCGTTCATCGAGATCGCAGGGCCACCGGTCTGACCGGGCCGATTGAGATCACCGCCGGTTGCTATCCCGCCCGCTGAGCCTGCAGCTGTTGCTGTCAAAGCGCCCGATGGATCAGCAAAACCTACGACCGAGGAACCATTCGATCCGCCCGCCGTTAGCGTGCCGATGGTCTGCGTTCCGCTCGCGAGTGTCGAGGCGCTGCCGTTGGTGCTTGCCACCGTGCCGCCATTGCCGCGCGTAAACACCAACGTGTTGCCTGGTGTTAAACCTGTCAGCCATTTTTCCAGATAGCCGGGAGCGCCAACGCCAGAGGTCATGTAGTAGTAGCCCGACGATCCACTGGTGGAATTCGGTGATGCGCCACTTCCGCCCCACATGCGCACCCACGCGCGCACCGCACCCTGCGGGATGGTGATAGTTTGACTGGCTAAATAATAGATGACATCGATAAGTCCACCGCCCATCGTCGGCGACTTGGTGATCTCACTAAAACTTATTTCCTGCCAATTACCGTTGACATCACTCTGATACTCACCAAATGAAGTAACCGTAATAACGCGGTCTGCGGCACCCAACAAGTTCAGCGTCGGCGAATTATGATGCAGCGTTATGGTGCCGGTAGGCGCAAACTGCACGCGCTTGGTTACGGTGCAGCGCTCACCAGTAAAGCCTAGATTGCCGCCGCACGCTATACCGAAGCTGTTGATGGTTCCACTACCGGTGATGATGATCCGGTTGGTGTCTACGCTATCATCACCAGGACTTATGTTGGTGGTTGCGGCAGCCGGTATGCTGACGGCGGGACTGTCGCCCAAGGCACAGGTGAACGGAGTAAAGCCCATCCATCATTCATCCCGGACGCTTGAACCATGCAATGCCGGTGGCACTTTCCGCATCCCAGCCTTCTATGAACATCAACTCCCAGCCATCAGAACCAATTTCATTGAGCCAAGCAACCTTAGTGTCAAGCACGCCTTCCGGCATGGCTATGGCCTTGTATTGCCATATGGCTTGTTGCGCCTTGGGTTCAACCTTGGGAGAACCGGCTATTGAAGTAGGTTCAACCGAGCCCATACCTGCCTCCCTCACCAACCCATCCTGGCACCAACCCGACCACCAATTAACCCGGACTGGCCAAACGCCACACCGCCATAGCCCGCAGCGTTGGGGCCGAGGCGCATGATGCCTGTCATGCCGAACGCGGTCCCACTTTCCGCAAAGCCGAAGCCACCACTGAGGCTGAATAGCTCACCCTTTTCCAACCACGCAGGCTGCGCAATCGCTTCTTGAAAAGCTGTCAGCTTGCCTATGTTGAAAAAAGCCGCACTGCCTGCCGGTGGACTAAAGCCTGCTGGGCCTGCTGGTCCCTGTGGTCCGGCCGGTCCCTGTGGTCCGGGTGGTCCCTGACCAGCACAATTCTGCAGGTTCAACGCCACTCCGTAATTACCACCGAACCCTGGAACACTGGTGTCGATTGTTGGTGCTGGCCCGATTGTCTGGCCTTTTTGATTCGTCGCACTCCACGTTCCACAGCTAGTGGACCATGGAGAAATGTTGTCGGCTGCCGCTGGCCCAGCCAAGAATACCGCAATCATCCACCCAAATTTTTTCATCCCCGCCTCCATTTTTCAAAAAAATCACCAAGACAATATTTTCGGCCTGAAAAAAATATTCTA